GAACGGTTCTGGCGGCAATGCAGTTTTAATGTCAGGTTTATGGATGAACACAAATGCAATAACTTCTGTGTCAATAAAATTAACAGAACTGACTAATTTTTGGACAACATCCTCTGTGTTTTCACTTTACGGAATTAAGGGGTAGCAGATGCCATCAACATACGAGCCGATAGCGACTACTACGCTGGGAAGTGCAAATAACTCAATTACCTTTTCTAGTATCCCCAGCACCTACACAGACCTACGCTTAGTTGTTGTTGGAACAACAAACTTAGACACAGTAGAAGTTAGAGTGCAACTTAATAACGACACTACAAGCCTTTACTCCAATACTCAATTAACTGGTAATGGAAGCAGTGCTTCATCTAATAGATACTCATCAACCTATTTTCAGTTTATTGGAAGTGCCAGTGCAACAATTCCTAATGTGGGAACAATGGACATAATGTCTTATGCAGGTTCAACATTTAAGACAGTTTTAACTACTTGGTCTGGTGACTTAAACGGTTCAGGAACAGTAGAAAGAACAGTCTCTTTATATCGTTCGACTACTGCAATTTCTACTGTCAAAGTTTCTGCTTCTGGGTCTAATACTTTATCAACTGGCACAACTGCTACTCTGTATGGGATAAAAAATGCCTAGTACCTACACACTTATCAAAGGCGAGACAATCGGATCGGCTGCTGCCTCTTATACCTTTAGTGCTATTCCTAGTACCTTTACGGATTTATGTTTGAAATATTCAGTTAGGAGCAGTTCTGCTGGAACACACCAACAAGAAATGTTTATTTCTCTTAATGGGGCAACTAGCGGAACTACAACATCTCAAACAGATTTATATGCTAGTAGTTCAACTATTGCTTCAAGCAGGTTTGATACTTCTTACCCAGGGTTTAAATGGATAAACATTTATGAGCCTGGAAACAGTGCAACTTCTGACACATTTAACAATGCTGAAGTTTATTTCACAGACTACGCTGGTTCAAATCAAAAGGTTGCTTCGTCTTTTTATGTTTCAGAAAATAACACTTCAACAGATCTTCGATCTTGGATAGGTGTTAATGCTTTAAAATCTACAACTACTACAGCAATTACTTCAATCACTTTGGGTAATCAAGCTGGAAACTTTGTATCAGGATCAAGTTTTTATTTATACGGCATCAAATCTAGTTAAGGAGAAAACATGACAAGACCAACACGCGTTGAAGTAAACTGCACAACAGGGGAAACTTCAATTATTGAGCTAACCGATGATGAAGTAGCACAACGCGAAGCAGATGCAGCAGCAGCAGCCGCCGATCGCGCCGCCGCCGAAGCCGAAGCCGAAGCAAAGGCAGCGCTTAAGGCATCGGCAAAGGCCAAGCTCATCGCCGGCGATCCGTTAACGGCCGAAGAAGCAGACACCCTGATCCTTTAATGGGATACCAGGACGGCGACTGCACCCGGGAACCAACCCGGACGATCGACGATGCCGTCGACGAAATAGAAGCATCGGGGATTCAAAAGAAACCAGGAGAGAAAAATGGCTTCCTCAAAACAACTGCTCGTCAATTCAACCGCCCAGATTCTTATTGAATCCTACGGAGAGAACCGCCGAGTCATTCTACGAAACAGCAACGACCATCCCTGCTTTCTTGGCGGAGCCGATGTCACTAGCAGCACAGGCATGCAATTCCAGAAAGACACCAGCCTAGATTTTCTGGTTCCGATTAAAAGCGTGATCTACGCCGTCACAGCTGGCAACAACACCACCACCGTATCCGTTCTCTATTTGGAGCCATAAGATGACAGTCCAGGATTACGCAGCTCTGGCCGTTTCACTTCTTACAATTGGCGGAGCATTTATCGCGATGACCAGATGGCTCGTTAAACATTACTTGCAAGAATTAAAACCAAACGGGGGCAGCTCAGTCAAAGACCAAGTCAACCGATTGGAAAAGCGCGTCGATGAAATCTATCTCCTTCTTTGCAAAGAAAAGTAGCGCACTAACAGTTTTAATCTTGGCCTTTGCCACGTCTTTATTTAATCCAGTAATTGCAAAAGCAGCAGATTCACTGGTTCAAAATGTGCAAATAACCTGCGCCAATTCAGCAGGAGAAACACACACCGCAATGACTGGTTGGAACGCTGATAACCCATACTTTGAAGGCAAGGGCGATATTGCCAGACTATTTTGCGAAGGCGGATTCGTAGGCGAGTGGACAATATATGTCAGCGATAACTACACAGGCAATGCCAGATATTACCAATCAATAAATCCGACACCAACACCAACACCAACACCAACACCAACACCAACACCAACACCAACACCAACACCGGAACCAACACCGACACCGACACCGGAACCAACACCGACACCGACACCAGAACCATCGCCTAACGCTTCACAAATTGCAGCAGAAGCAGATCGCATTAAGGCAGAAGAAGACGCCCGTATTGCAGAAGCGGCGCGAGCGCAGGCCGAAGCAAACAGAATCCAGGCAGAAGAAGCAGCTCGGATTGCAGAAGCAGATCGAATTAAGGCAGAAGAAGCAGCTCGGATTGCAGAAGCAGATCGAATTAAGGCAGAAGCAGATCGGATCAAGGCCGAAGAAGACGCTCGAATTGCAGAAGAAGCCAGGATTGCGGCCGAAGAAGCAGCTCGGATTGCAGAGGAAAATCGCATCAAGGCAGAAAAAGAAGCCAGGATTGCAGAAGAAAATGCCCGGATTGCAGAAGAAGAAGCCAGGATTGCAGAAGAAGATGCCCGGATTGCAGAAGAAGAGCGCATCAAGGCCGAAGAGGAAGCAAACAAATCGCAGGCTGAAAAAAATAAAGTTATAGTTGCCGAATTAATTGCGCAAGCATTAGAAAGTGGCAATCCGATAAGTGTTGAAAATTTAACACAATCGGGCGTTGAACTTTCAGACTTGCCACCGCAAACTTCAATTGAACTTAGCAATGGCGTCGTGATCAGCGCCGAAGTTGCAATCGAAGTCGAACTGCTACAAGACCCGGCAGCATTTATCACAGAAGCATTCACGAACCCATTAGCAGCACTTTCTGCTTTGGGCAGCGTGGGAGCAGACATGACACCTGAAACACGTGAAAAGTCTGAAAAAGTTGTTCTCTCAGCAATCATCGCAGGCAATATTGCTACGCAAGCAGCAACTACAGCAGCAGCAATGGCCACTTACCGAAGGAATCCATAATGAAAAAATTCTTCTCAGATATCGCCAATCAACTCTGGACGCTGCTAGGAATGTTTATCGCCTGGGTAGTTCTTGAAGGATCCGCAAAAGTCGTCGTCGGTTACGCAATCGGAGTGGCGTTTATTTTATGGATCATCACATTTAACTTAAGAAGCGAAAAAGAGGAATAGATGGACACGCTCAAGAACGTATTCATGCGAATTATGGCTGTAATTGCTGCCGAATCTTTAGGCGTTATCGGCGCCGGCACGCTTGTCGGAATTGAAGTCTGGCAGGCGGCGGTTCTAGCCGGCGCTTTAGGCGTAGCTCGTGTCGTTGAAGCCTTAGCCCGTTTTTATTTAGCGGATGGTAAACTCACAACTGCGGAAATTAACGCAGCATTCGCAAAAGTAGATAAGAAGGCGAGTTTAGAATGAGTGAACTGAAAAAATTTCTAGAAGTAGCCAAAGCAGAAGTCGGCTACATCGAAGGGCCAGCAGATAACCAAACCAAATATCAAAAGGCAAACCAAGCATGGTGCGGCGCATTTGTAAATTGGTGCGCAAAACAAGCCGGCGTCAAGATTCCAAATTGTGTTTACACTCCATCCGGAGCAACAGCATTCATGGATAAAAAGACCTGGACAATTGCAGAACAAGCGGATCCACAGCCAGGAGATATCGTCTTCTTTGACTTTCCAGGAGACGCCCTCGATCGCATTTCACACGTTGGAATCGTGATCAGCAATAACAGTAACGGCACAGTAACCACAGTAGAAGGCAACACCAGCCCAGATAAGAAGGGCGACCAGCGCAACGGCGGCGAAGTTTGCGTAAAGATACGTGGATATAAGAAAAAGAATCGCGGCAAGGTTCAACCATCGTTGCCAGTATTTATCGTAGGATTTGGCCGCCCTCAATTTAAGGAGATCACAAATGGATAAGAAGAAACTTGAAGCAATTGCAATGACATACCTGCGAGCAGGAGCAGCAGCAATCGCAGCTCTTTATCTTGCAGATCCGAATCGCCCGATCAAGGAATATCTTGCAGCAGGAATCGCAGCAGTAGCAGGCCCACTATTGAAGGCCATAGATCCAAGAGCAACCGAATTCGGACGCGGAACAAAGTAGTCCATGAATCGGGGGGAAATTCTTGAAGAAGCAGCTCGACTCACAGCCAAAGACCGCCAGAACATCTACGGCGATCCAAGAAACAATCACGTAAGAATTGCAGATTTATGGACGACATATCTCGAGCATCAGATAACCCCACAACAAGTGGCCATATGCATGGCGCTAGTTAAAATTGCACGCTTGATGGAGACAGAGACAGAAGACTCCTTCGTAGATTTAGCGGCATACGCAGCGATCGCTGGCGAGATTGCGACAAACGAATGAAGGAAATGATTATCCTCGTACCAACCAGAGGACGCCCGAGCAACGCGGTCGAATTGCTGGGAGATCACGAAAAACTTTCGACACATTCAGACATCCTCTTCGTTATTGATGCAAACGACCCAGAGCACGACGCCTACGAATTGCAAGTCGGCAAAGACAAATGCATGACGATTGAGAACGAAACCCGGGGCATGGCTTATCCAATCAACAAAGCAGCAAGCGCAATTGTAAAGAAGGGCGAATATAAATACTTCGCCTTCCTCGGCGATGACCATCGCCCACGCACAGCCGGCTGGGATGGCCTTCTTATCCAGGCGATGGCGAAGCGGCCGTCAATGGCCTACGGCAACGACTTGCTGCAAAGGGAACGACTTCCAACCATGATCGCAATGACAAGTGACATCGTTAAAGCGCTCGACGGAATGGTTCCGCCAAAGATGAAGCATTTATACCTTGATAACTTCTGGAAGAAACTAGGCGAAGATTTAGGTGCGCTGACTTATCTCGATCACGTTATCGTTGAGCATATGCACCCAATTGCTGGCAAAGCCGAATGGGATGAAGGATACAAGGAAGTCAACGCAACCGAAATCTACGCATTCGACGCGCTCGCTTACCAGAACTACATTCAGAGCGAAGCCTACGAATTACTCAAGCGCAAACTAAGGCCATGAAGCAGCTCATCGCATACTCCTTATACGGCAGCGAAGAGCGATACACGATCGGTGCGATCAAGAACGCAATTCTGGCAACCAGGCACTTCAAAGGATTCACACTTCGCTTTTACACCGGGGCCTCGGTTTCAGAATCCATCAAGCAAACCCTTCGCCTCTTGCCCCACGTGCAGATCGTAGATCAAGGAGGGCCAGAAGACCACAGGGCCAAACTCTGGCGCTTTCAGGCTTTAACGGATCAGGAATTCGACGTCGTTCTCAGCCGCGACGCAGACGCCAGGCTCACGCACCGGGAACGGATTGCACACGAAGAGTTTCTAGCAAGCGGCCTCGATTTCCACATTATGAAAGACCATCCCACAGGCCACAATTACAAGATTAGCGCCGGCATGTTTGCAGCTCGTACCAGCGCAATCCCGGCGGATTTAGCGATCGCAGAAGGCCAGAATTATTACACGCAAGATCAAGACTGGCTTGCGACTGAACTTTGGCCACAGATCAAGGACAGCGCCCTGATCCACGATGAGAGCTACGAAACCCCCACCGAAGGCAAGAGCAAGCGCCGCCCATTCCCGATTGCAAAGAAGGCGACCCTTCACCACATCGGGGCAGCCCTAGAAGCAGATGATCGCTTCGTCTTTAGCGTTGACCAGGCAATGGCAAAGAGCGAATCAGGAAGCGACAGATATCTGGCAGAATGGCTCTTATGAAGATTCTTATAACAGGAGACGCCGGCTTCGTCGGCCGCGCCTTTCACAGAGCGCTAGATAACAAAGGCCATGAGATCACCGGCATCGA